CATGCGCACTAATTCGCGATTTGCAAATTGCGTATAAGTGGCGAGACCATCCCATTCTTCCATCTTTGCTTTCAATTCAGGGAATAGCCCGTAAGAATCAATGGGCGTATAAACAAACCACTTAAAACCAATTTGCTCTTTCAAAGCCTTTGCTCTATCCCATAAAGTAAAAGCCACCCAAATGTCGTTAGTCACCCACACCAAATCAGGCTCTTCCCTTTTGATGATTTCGGCAATGCGATGGGATCCAAACGGATCGGAGCCATGCAGCATTGCAGGATACACTTTGTAATTCTTGGCTTCTGAATGAGGATCGCCGTGATAATTCACGGCCATAATGACCAGTTCATGCTCTTTTGCTAAGGCAGGCAGAAGATATTGAGCCACTCTCCCGAACCCTGTTTCTACAAAAGCATCCCCACAATAAAGAATTTTCGCCATCAGACAAAATAAGCTTGCCCAATACTACAAGGCGAATTTACACTTGCACACTTGGCGCTTGTTGACGAAAATACTTGACGCTGCAGCGACAATTGGCCCTGCATGCACAACGCTGCCCAGGAAGCGGAACGCTGCCCATTGGTACCATGCCACGAGCGGCATAATCTAAGCAATCTTGGCAATGCTTTGCTTGGCTATCAAGGATGCGTCGCATCAAACTGTATCCTTGTTTTTCTTGCCGAATACTAATTCCTTCCCAAAAACTGCCGCGTACAGACTGAGCATATAGCCCGATGCGAGCAAGAGCCATGGCACTAGAAACGCGAGCACCCAAAAGATCATTAGCAAAGCCCTGTAGGTAAGCATATTCCACACGGAGACGCTGCCCGATGCGCCCCCAGTCTGCTGCTCCCATAGTTTCGCGTCCACCATTACCAATGATCGCTGCTTGTACATGCACAAGCTTAAGGGCTTCTCTGACGCTACTTTGCCACTGATCCAAGGTGATACTGCCATCGGCAAGCATTGTTGTAAATCGCCGTAGCTCACGACCAAGCTTGCCTATGCGACCATCAACCAAGGCTTCTACAGCCTTTGCGCTAAGGAAACGCCCGTTAGCGCCACGATACCTTCCGCTAATTGGATCGTAACGCCACGACGATTGATCAAAGCGAACAATTGCTTCAGAGAATTGAGCAAGATTATTCAGGCTGTACATCCTCGGCCTCCAGGATGTCCTTAAAGCGCTCAGGCGCTTCTGCTTTCCATTGATTCAATGCAGCAGAAATGTCTTCTTCGTCAATAAGAGCAGCTTCGTCAATATCAGCAAGGATGAGGCCGCTAGTTTTTAGAGGCTCAATTGCATCCTCTTTGAAATATTCGGCGGTTTGCTTCTTGCCCTTAAAGGCGCCTTCCATTGAACCATGCTTGCGCTTGTACAAATCTTTGTATTTTTGCGTGACATAAGCTCCAGCAACTGCACTAGGCCAAGTCTTGAACTTCGCTTTTGCTGCTGCCACTGCTTGTTTATGAAGCTCTTTGTCAGTGAACTCAACATCGCCACGTACTTTTTCTAGATCACGTGGCAAATATAAACCTGCCGCATCTTGCACATCACGACTTCCATCCATAGGAAGCGTGCCATTCTCTTCATTCATTGGATCGCGGCCACCAGGAGGCACTGCCAAGCCACCCCGTTTGGGGGTGGCTCCGCCCATTTCTGGGGTGGGCATTTCATTGGCGCGTTCCACTTCGGGATCAAGCGTGAGCTCCATGCTCCATTCAGAACCGCCATAACGGGCATCTGCCACCTCCTTAGGCGTAAGGACGCCCAGTTGGATGTAGCGGCCATCCACAGCCGCCACGCGAGCCCTTACATCCGCCATTTCACGCTCATTAAGCTCAAACAATGGATTGAAAGCAATGCGCCACGAATCAGGCACTTTCCCATTGGTTGGACCTTCCTTGCTCAGCATGATGTATTCCATCAGCTTTTTCATTGGACGCTTGAAATGCACACTCTGATAGTCGGCTAAAGTTTTGGCAAAATCACGTTCTTCACTGCGACCAGTGGAGCCAAGTCCACTAGGGCTTTCACCAAAAAGTACAGTGTGAGGAATCTTGCTAGCGCCAATAATATCAACGCGCAGTTTCTCAAGGATTTCTCCAATGCCGCCAAAGTTACGACTAATAAATTCAAGCTCTTCTTTCTCAGCATCAATCGCATAGCCGCGATAGATGCTCTTGCTCATATCATTCACTTGCAAACGATCACGAATGGAGCTTTCTTTACCAGCCGCCAGCATTGCGGCCAACCCTCTCACTTTGTGAACAAAAATATCAAATTCAGTGAGCAGCGTTGCAGCCGAATTAAGACCAGTCCAATAATGACGGAAGCTGTCATAAACAGTTTGTAAGCTGCTCATGCCCCAGCCATAATTCCTTTGACGAATGCGATAAGGAAGCCAGTCGCCATCAAAGCGCAAAATCCTATCCTTATGAATGTAAGTAAGCGTGGGTTCGTTAATTAAATCTCCAGAGATGATCTGATAATAAGTGGCCTTTGAATAGTCGTATAAGTTTTCTTCGTTGATAACTGGAGCGATTTGCCAGCGATCAAGACATTCAATTTCTTCAATGCGACGGATGTTACGTTTATCGACAGGCATATAAGCGGGACGCCCATCGTCAATAAAGAGAAGTAGACAAGCACCCCCATAAAGGCGGGAGTTTTTGGCTGCGAGGTTGAGGTGTTCAAGAATGTAGAGGTCTTCAATCGTTTGTTCAATGCCTTGCACTTCTTCGGCTCTTACGCCGTCACCACCAAAAAGCACTTTAAAGCCTTTGCGCGTTGCTTGATCGGCATAAATGTCAACAATGCGCCGAGGCAACCATTCGCCATAAAGATTTTCAAGCTCTTCTTGCGCCAGGAAGACAGTGGCTGTGGTTTTAGTGTACTGACCCTTGTCACGACCAGTACCCATGCCAATCAGCACGTTTTGAAGGCCGTCTGCACGAACGCCACCTGCCGTAGCATGGCCCAGATCAATTGCTTCGCCTTCCATAACCAACGCTAATGGCCGTGTTGTATTGCTTTTAGTCTAAAAGCTGGATACATTGGCTTGACAGACTGGCCATTATGTACATGCCAGAACCCATTGCTTTTGTTTTCACAGAAGAACAGCGCCAACGTGCCCGCGCTGAAGCCTTTCGCAGGCAAGCGCTTAATGAGCAGCAATGCAGAAAAGGACGGAACAATGGTGCAGAGAAAGGAGAATTAGCTTTGCGCTATCACATGCTGGGAGCAGCAGGGGAAATGGCAGCAGCGGCATTGCTTGGCATGGAAGATAAGCTCTACCAAGAAACAGAAGCAAAGCGGGGGTCTTCCGATCTCCCACCAAATATCGACATTAAAACTCGCTCTAAGCATTATTACGATTTAATAGTGCAGCTTGATGAAAGCCCAGATAAGATATTGGTGCTTGTCACGATTGAAAATCGCACCACGCTTGTCCATGGTTGGATTAAAAGCAAAGATGCGATGGAGGAACAATGGAAGAAAGATCCAGCGGGTGGTCGCATGGCCTATTTCTTTCCAAAAACTAAACTACGGCCACTGGCGCTTTTGAAATGAATCTCACTTGTAGTCAATTCGCAAAGCATGCGCTTGGTTTAGAACTCTATCCTTCTCAAGCTCGCATTCTGGACGAATTCTTCCAGCCAGGCAAGTCGCATGCCGTATGGGCATTGGGACGAAGGAGCGGCAAAACATTAATGGCTGCAGTGGCATGTCTTTATATGTGCTTTGTTTTAGAAGAGGAATATCGTCGAAAAGTTAGAAAAGGGGAACGATGGTATGTGGTGACTGTGGCAAACAGTCAAGACCAGGCTCGCATTGCTCTTAATAACATTCGCCAACTAATTATTGAAAGTCCCTTTGCCCAAGAAATTGTCCGTGAAACCGCCGACATCATTGAACTAAGCAATAATTGCGTATTCAAAGCCATTCCTACATCGGGACGCGCAGCTCGTGGTCTCGCTTGCGCTGGGGCAGTGTTTGACGAGCTTGCATTTGCGACGGAAGGCGATGCAAATAGCGGAGGCCGCGGCATTTACGACGCACTTTCTCCTGCCATTGCTCAGTTTGGAGGCAAAGGACGCATCCTTGAACTCTCGTCTCCATGGCTCACTGACGGCATCTTCTACCAACATTTCAAAGAGGCATCATCAGGACGATTTCCTTTCATGCAAGCAGTGAATCTCCCAACGTGGGAGATGAACCCAAATATTTCGCAAGAGTTTCTTGACACAGAAAGACAGCGTGATCCCGAAAAATTTAAAGTGGAATATGGAGCTCAGTTTGCTTCTAATCTTTCGGCGCTAGTCAATAGCGATGTAATTGATGCTTGTATTGATGATCGCCGCGCAGCATTGCCACCACGCCCTGAATTCCAAGGAGCTTACGTCCTTGCCCTTGACCCCGCCCGTGGTGGCGTTGGCCGTGACGATTACACTGCTTGTATTGTTCACTACGAAAACGGCACATTAGTTGTAGACAAGTTTCATTCTTTCGTTGCTGATTTTGAAATCAATGGAAGGATGGAAGTGAATATCAATGCAGTGGAAGATTGGATTAAGGAGCAGCATCGCCTGTATGTATTTGACACCATTGTGATGGACCAATTCAACAGTGCTGGCACCATCCAAAGCTTGGCTAGTGACTTGCCAATCACAGAGCTCACTTGGACGGTCAGTTCAAAGATGAAAGCGTTTAGCAAAATGCGTGAATTGTTCAATGCGGGGCAAATTAATATTTATCGTCATGAGAAAGCATTGATGCAGCTCAAAAACCTGACTGTCATTTACAAACCAAGTGGACAATGGAGCGTGACTGGTGGTAAAGCCACTGGCATTGATGACTTGGCATTTGCAATGGCAGGTGCCATTCTTGCTGCAAGCAAAGACGATGATATTGGCTGGATCGAAAGCCTTATCTCCTAGTATGATTTTCAAACAATAGTTCGTTTATGAAGTGACTTATTGCAAATTAACTATGCAAGAGACGAAGTTTCTTGTGGCATTGCTAGAGAACGCTCCGACTAGTAAGCAAACCTCTCTTCAGCTTCTTGCGGCAGAGCATCTATACATTCCTACATTGCTTCCCAAGCTCAAAGCCCACGCCAAACGCTTAAAAGCAGAAGAGCAGCTTGAACGCGCATGGGAGGCAGATGCTACTGACGATGACTACATGCCAGACCATCATGGCGATGAAAGCTTAAGAGAATATGACACCTAGCCTGCATCGTGTTATGATTTCAAAGCTTTCGCGAAGCACGCTGGCCAGCGTTAATCGAACAGTGTCGGGGGATGCTGTTCACAACTAGACGGAGCCAAGGCCATGAGCCGACTCATGGTTAAATGCTGTACAAAGGCGGATTGAAGCCCCGTCCTCAGCGCCTTCGCTCCTCACGCCCCTGTAGCCCAATTGGCAGCAGGCATCTGGTTTAAGCCCAGAGAAGTACCAGTTCGAATCTGGTCAGGGGCATCATGCTAAGCTAAAGAGACGTTCACCCCAGCAATGGGGCGCATGAATCGCTACCACGGAACGGGGGTAGCATCATCGGGAACCATCATGAACCCTCTTGCCCTGATCAAGCAGCAGCTTGAGAAAGCTGCTCGTCTGCGTGAAGCTCAAATGGCTTCGCTCGTCTATCGTGGCGTTGCTTACGTGCCCAAGCCTCATTGGTTCTGAGCACTAGTTCTGGTATAGTTACGGGGGCGCAAGCCCCCTTTTTGTTATTTCCTCTCAATGACAAGAAAATTTCGCCCGTTACAACCTCGTAAACGCGGGAGCAAAATGGCTGATCTGCGGCAATGCTCTCGTCATGCACGCAAGCAAAGCAAAAGCAAAAAGGCAGACAAGGGCAGTGGCGGAGTTTTACTGTTGGCTGTATTATTTGGTCTCACTTGACCAGGGCGAGAGGGCGATGCCCTCCTTTTTTGTAGCCTGTAGGCTACATTCATTGTCATTCCAATGGCGAACGGCGTTAGCAATAATGGCAATGTTTGTAATTAAATAAGACGCAAAAATAAGAGTGCGGATGATCGCCACTTTATCAGCTTCTCGATCATGCCTGCCTGCTTTCTCTCCTAGCGCTAACGCCCAAATCCTGAATGCCTTTTTCACTGCCTGAAATAATCTTTCACTGTATCAAATGGTACAGGAGCAAAATCATTACGCTCTAAACATGCGTTGAAATAACGCTTATCCTCTTCGCCATTGTCTGTGTAAACCAAATGACAATGGAGGTGTCCATGAACATTGCCACGGTAATGACCAGTTAGCCCCTTGGGGTGGACAGGGATGTGCGTGAAGATCAGGCCACCAAGAAACGTGCTATCACCTTGATGAAAATATGCTCCACGAATGTCGTCAAAATACTGAAGATAGAGCTTTGCAGGAAGCCTGTCATGATTTCCTGCAATAAGAATTTTTCTCCCATTGAACCTGTCCATGAGGCGCAAGCCAGTTTTGGAAAACGCTACGTCTCCTAAAACGTAACAAGTGTCCTTTTTGTTGATTCTTGCGTTCCATCGCTCTTCTAAATCCTGCTGCATTTCTTCTAAGCAAGAATAAGGACGCATTGGTGAACCATCAGGCGCATCAAACGAAAGGATTTTTGCGTGATCAATGTGCAGGTCTGAAGTGATAAAAGCACTCATTATTTATACTCACCAATCACACAGGTTTTTACGAATGGCCGCTCAAGACTTTCAATTAATTTAATCGTCCACTCTTCAGCTTCATTCAAATCGTTAAACACATTGCGAAAATTCCACCACCAAAGCTCTTTCTCTTGCACTTCATACATTGGACTGCGTGGATCCATTACTGAAGGCTTTTGAACAATGCGAAACCGAGCCATGGTTCAATGGAAGAGGAGCGTTCAGTTTATCAGAACGAGAGGGCCAGGAATTGCACCTAGCTCTTCTAGGCTATTTGCCTAGCGCTGTCTTAGCCTCCCAGCAGCCCCTGGTTTGAGCATCGTTGAGAGGCTTAGGGGCGAGGATCCGTCAAGCTTGCCAAATGGGTCGAGGGCTCACCAGTGGATCAATCTGGCGGGAGCGTCCTCCCGACCTGCAAACGCAGGATTTTACGCAAGCCAGGAAAGGCACTCCACAACCAACGGTGGACCTCAGAACTGGCTGCACCACGCCGACAGAGCAGCGTGGGGGTGGCCCGATGCCGAAGCAGAGCGGGAACTCACTAACTATATCATGCCCGCCCGTACTGGGGAAGATCATTATTTGCTGCTTCAAAGAAAGAAGGCATCCGGCTGCGAGCAGTATCATTCAGCTCTTCGGCTTTGCCTTTCTCAAACAAGCTATCACACTGACGCAACCAGAAATCCTTGTTCAACCACTTGTCATTACTTGCCTGCAACGCATCAAAAGCCCACAATGCAGTAGCCCGACGTAGTTTATTCAGACTCTGACCAGCAGTTTCACCAAGCTCCCGTGCTACAAGACTATGCACCCCAACGTGCGTAATCTCATCACGACTAATATCAGCAGCCACAGTGCGAATACCAATGTCTCCATTGAAACGGAAAAAGGGCAATGCAACAAAGAAAATACTCCTCTCCAAAATGGCAGCTTTCAAAATGGGATGGGCGGGATGCTCTTGCCATGCCTTAAGAATGTTGAGCACTTCCTTCTCAGCCTTCTCATTGGTGCCATGGGCAGCCGTCACATAATTCAAGGCTTCATCATGCCGCTGCTCATCGTCTTGGTTATGACGCAGTGCTTCAACCACACCAGGAGTGACAGGAAGATCACGCTCTAGTCCCTGCTGCAGAAAATCCTTCACAGGCAGCTCCAGATGGCGCAGAGCCAACAAGTTGTAAATAGTATCCTCGCCACCTTCCTTAAGCTTGCCCTTGCTAACAGGCACTGCCTGCCAAGGACGCTTTTTAGCAATCATGGACAAATAGGGGCTCTTGACAGCGTTCATGGTCATAGTATCGTGCAGGTGTGTGAGGAAAGCAAAGGGGGCTTTAGGCCCCCTTCTTTTTCATTCAGCGCAGCTAGCGCAAAAGCCAGCCTCTAAATTGCAAGACGCAGAAGATCCATCAGCTTCAGACTCTTCGTCTAAGCCAAACATGCTCTTAAAATCGTCGTCCAATGCAGCGTATGCATCATCCTTGCGCTGAGTATCAGGCAGGACTTGCAGGCTGTAATAGAGGCTCGTCTGAGATGATTCTAACCAATCGCGAAGGAACCCTTCGTCGTAAATGACCATATCACTCCATGAATTAAACGAATAACCATGGAAAAGACCAGTGCGTTGATACAACGAAACAATGCCATCAGCAACGCGCTTGTAGTTAGCCCAACCCACTTCAGCAGCAATTTCTACATTGCCATAATCAAACGTCTCCACGCCGAACGTGCCGCTGTCACGATCAACAATGCGACCAATGGGAGGGGCGATTTCAGGAGCCGTTGTAAAGCCACGAGAGTCAAGATAGCGATAGGAGCATGATGCAGTGGGGGCAATGCAGAAAGCACGTTCCATGCCATGTTCACGAGCAATTTCTGCAGCCTTTTGAATGCCCTGATCCAATTGCCACACGGCCTCACCAGCAATAGTCTCTTTCCATTGTTCAAACCATGCGCGAGGATCTTCGGCAAGGTATGCATTCAATGCATAGCCAAAATCTTCATAGCTAATACCATGAATGGCAAGGAAATTAGCTAAGCCCAGCACGCCAAGGCCAATTTGTTTATCAATGGTGGGAGAAAGATATTCACCAGTGTCGCCAACGCCAGTATTGGGATGGAGATCAACAAGCTGTTGCATGCCTTCAATAAAAGCACCCTGCAAATTGTCAAAATTACAGGCACCAAGATTTACGTGCTGTAGCAAACAAGTGCCACGATGCGGAAGGTAAACTTCCAGGCACACATTGGCCCGAATGCGTTCGCCTTTTGCATTGAAACGAATTTTGTTTAGCCAAATATCACCATTGCCAATTCCCTTCAGCAATGCATCAATAAATTCTTGAGAACTATTTTCAATAAACTTCTCGTCCACATTGATGCAACGCTTCACCCAAGGCAGTTCACTGCGCGAAGCATTAATAAATTCCAGGGCATCAGGATGATCATAATCAAGATGCAAAACTACGGCACCATTTTTATAAATGCCACCACGTCGCAAAATTTCATTAAGCGTGGAATAAATTTTTCCAAAACTTACTGGTCCGCTTGCCACCAAGCCCTTGCCATTTTCAGCATTCCTTTCACGGAGAGAAGAAAGATGAATAGCGACGCCCGCACCATTGCGCAAGCCGTGGCTAACAAACCGCCAAGACGCTTCAATGCCATCTTCGCCCTCCATTGAATCTTCTACGTTGAAAACCGTGCAGCTCACGGGCAAACGGCTTTCAGAATTATCTAGCCAATCTTGCACCCTACCAGTGCGTGCAATTGGCTCACATTTTGCTTTTTCTTTCAGGCTCATGAGACGACAAAGCCCCGCTCAGCGGGGCGCGATCAACTTAGGAAGGCTAGCTCAAACGGAACGATGGAAAAGGGAAATTTTCCTTTAGTCGCATAAGTTCTCAGGATCCTCGTTTGAGACTAAATCTTTGATGAACAGCTTGGCTTCGTTAAGGCTACGGAAGTAATGAGGAGAGCCGTCTATTGCTGCAAACCATTGGAATTCTGGCCTGCTGAAACAAGGCCAAAGCTTTACGCATCCATAGACGAAAGGCTGCCTTTCAGGAAGACCAAACATGGTAATAGTTCGTAGTTTTACCACGCTAGTTCTTCTCACAAACTGTGCATGCATTATTTAATACATTTTTCTTTTTTAATCAAGCCTTAAGCTTCGTGCGCTTTTGCGTTTTTGAGCGCCTTCCTTCTCTGCCTTGATTAGCTCCCCTTCCCCCTTTGGCAACAACGCAAAGGTTTTCCTAGATGTTTTCTCTATCAGCCCCTCCTCCTCCAATGCAATGAGCTGGTTATAAATGGTCTTGGCTTGATAAGCATCGCGATTTGCCTCATGATGAATAATGCCATTGGACGTAACGAAGCAATCACATGTTTCAATGTCGTTGATTGCCCACAACACATAAACCCTGGCACTCTTGACAAATCGCGGCAAACGTTTTTCTTGATGCAATTTTTCTAGCGCCACTGGCAATTCTGGTCGCATCGGCATCCATTTAATGCGAGTCTCGTAGCCACCACCAAATTTAACTTTTGCTTCAAGCGTTTGACAAGGCGCCTCGCTTTCCAAATAAGTTTTCAGCGATGGAGAAAGGCGAAACCATTCGCCCACATCCCTCAACGCATAAAAGCGCCCATGTAGCTCTGTTTCATATTCCTGGTCCGCCTCAAACGCCTTTACAACCACCAACGTGTCGGGAGACGCCGTAAGGAAAGAAGCAAAACGATCCTTCAAAGACTTGGAGAAGCCAATTTTGACGTGCCATGGCATAGAAGCCCACTGAACGACGTACACCCACCCGCTGGTCTTGCGCTTCAAAGGCTTTTGCTGGACCATCATCGGCTCCCGTAAACCCGCACTATAACAGGATCGGGACAAAAGGGACAAAACAACTCCCGACAGCGCGAGTTACGATAGACGTGGCGAAGCTGCTGCTTCATTCAAGCTAAGTGCAGCTTCCTGGCTAGACGACGCTCCTTAAGCCAGTGCCTCAAGCGAGCGTAGCCCCCAAAGGGCGGAGCGTCTACTGACAAAAGGCCAAGCAAGCCGCGAAAGGCTAGACACGCTGAGCCCCCCAAAGGGCGAAGCATCTAGATAAGCGGCGAAAAATAAAAGGCCCGCGCCAAGCAATCAAGAGCTGACTCAGTCTCATGTGATGAGTCGCCCATAGTGTGCGAATCTGCTAGGAAAGCGCTTTTTGTTTTGTCTATCTTTAAAAGCTTGAACGGCGGCCTTTGAGGGCCGCCTTTTTACTGAAAACGATGGAAAAGGAAATGCTTTTTCTTAGTGCGTCATTCCAGCGCCTTGGGGCGCTTCCATTGGAGAAGCTAGTCGTCTGAAATGCCTCAAGCGGCGTCTTTCAGACTTGCTTTCGGCATGCTGCGACTAGGTTTTTGCTAGTTAAGCTTTGTCGAGCAAATTCCACAACAGTGACAAGCCAGCTTGCAAAGCAATGCTCAAGGTGCGGCATAATGAAACCGCTTTCTGAGTTTTATAAACGCAAAGGCAATAGGGATGGTCTGGAGGGGCAATGCAAGACTTGTCAAGAGAAAAAAAAGAGTCAATGGGAGAAGGCGAATCCGGTAACCATGCAGACGATGTACATGACATGCGCTGCTAGAACGCGAGCAAAAAAGAAAGGACTTGCCTTTGATATTGATGCTGCTTATCTGCGTTCTATTGTTACGGAAAACTGTCCAATTCTTGGCGTGAAGCTTGAATGGTCAACTTTGCGAGGGCACGGAAGTAAGCTATTCCCAAACAGCCCGTCACTAGATCGCATTGTCCCAGAACGAGGCTACATCAAAGGCAACGTATGGATAATTAGTCATCGAGCAAATACAATCAAAAGCAATGCCTCTCATGAAGAACTAAAACTTGTCACAGAAGCAGTCGGACGCGCCATCGTTAATTCGCTTGATTGGTAGGTATAAATACTTAGACGAAAAAAGGGGATGAAAAATTGCACCACATCACGGAGCGTATGCCGCGAGCACATTTTTTAATTTTGCCGTACTACTGCGCCAGGGCTCAAATGTCAAGCGCTTGCAACAATACGTTACACGGTAAAGTGAAACATAAGTTAATCCCGAGTTGGCAGGTCGGGATTAGTTTTCCACAGCCCTGTGGAAATTGTCAATCCCCCTACCGATAGGATTGCCAGTAGGAGACTAATCACGAGAGCCCTCTAGGGTCGTCATCCTGACGATAGAAAGGCCCGGCATGATGGGACATACCGGGCTAGGTTTTGGCCGCTTGTGCGGGCTCCTAGGAGCCTCTCAGAATTCTTGACATTCAGTCATGAAATCTACGATTTGCTGCTTAAGTTCAGCGATGGCACATTCACGCTCAAAACTGTAACTATCATCCTGTGCATTTTCTAACATGTTCAGAAAATCGCAGGCATTATCGAAACTAGAAAATGTTTCAACGTTGAATGTTTGTCCGTATTCTGTGGAGGTGATGTAGAACATGATGCAACGGTGAGAGGGTAAACAATGCGGCCGCAATTGCGGCCGTTTCGATCACATGCAGAACGCTGATTTTTCGGTGTCAGTGTAGGCAATGCCGTGGGGTAGTTTGAAACGCAGCCCGATGATGTGGCCGCCAGTAGGATCAGACGGTCGAAAATCAGTCAAATCACCGTCACAAACAGGCAAGAATGTTTGATTCTCGCCGCCGACAATTGCGCTCACATCGGCCAATGTAGGGAGAGATTTTCCCTTTTTAATGTTGAATGCGGCCGCAACATTCACGCCGCTTTCTAGCGCACGTTTTGCAATTCTGAGGTTGGTGGTATTGTTCCACCCATCAAAACTAAACGTAAGGTGATAATCGAGCGCCGCGCATTTTTCCCAATTACGTGATAGTTTGGTGTAATCATAAAACCAAACTAAACGCCGTCCGATGTTTTGCTGCATTGTTTGAAACAATGCGAAAATGTTCCACTGGCCAGAATAATCACCAGGCACGCCGAACTTAACATTTAGCAGACGAGAGAATTCTGCGGGAATGTTAAACTCTATATTTTCCCAGCAAATGTCAGATGTACCGTTTAGACGGATTGCGACCGGCTCAGTGTTTGGCTGTTTGTTTACATTGTGCAGAATTGCAGCCACTAGAGTTTGCATGAATTCATTCGGCGCAATATATAACGCTTGTGTGCGGCGAATTCGCGCGGCCTGTTTAGCTTGCATGTAAACAGGATTACCGGCAAAATGTAAACAGATTTTCTTGCAATTCTGCGCATTTGGGCACACGTTATAGCCTGATGTTTCGGCCGGTGCTAGGTGGAGGATGTATGTTTGAACTTTAGATTTTTCGGTTTTGGGATTGGTGGAAAGAATGTTTGTATGTTTGATGCCAGAGGATGCAGAAAACGCCTGCAGGGATTGCGTCATTTTTGCGCGAGAATTTGCAGCAGTGAGAATCATTGTTTCAGGTGAGAATGTTTGTTTGAAAAATGAGAGAATCAACGGCCGTTGATTTGCAACAGACAAGCATCAGCAGACGCGCCACTAGCACGACAGGCCACAAAATGCCGCTGATCCTCCACCGCGAGACTGGCGACAAACAGGGTTAGGAGAGAACCGCCAAACAGGGCCGCGAGCTTGGCAGTAGTGGAGATTGCGTGAGTCATTTGTGGGGATTGTTTGGAGAGCATCGCGGAATCCCTTCCGGCGATGCATGCATCCTGCCAAAAATCAACGGCCTTGCATAGTGTGCGGTTCACTGAACTGTCCACTATGCAACGACGTTGCGAGATGGTATCAGGCCGCGCGATTCTGGCCGCAACAGCAAATAAAAAATGATCGCGCCCGCGCGTACCATGGCACCCGCCCAACAGTCAACCGCCGAAATATTTCGTAACATTCAGCGCCCATACCATAGGACGGGTGAGAATCGCTCGATTGTGAACAAAAATCACAAAGCGCCAGAATGTAGCAACGGATACCGACAAAAAAACCTAGGCAATTCTCTACATTTAGCGCCAAACAGTAGGCAACACAAACACCGCCGCCCAATTCTTTATTCTTTATACTTTCAAACGCAGATTAATTCTTTATTCTTGATTCTC